TGACCCTGTAAAACATTTTTTGTTTTTCTTCGTCCCATGCTCTAAATTTTGTATTCATTCCATTCATAAAGTGCCACAGCTATATCTGATGTTCTTTTTGCAGTAGCCGTTTTTCACCCTCACTTTCACATATCTTATATTTTGTTAAGCTCGCATTATTTCTGAATTCCTTTTAGAATATGGCTTTCATTCGTTTCTCTTTTTCTAGCTTATGCTTAACTCATTATGTTAATTTCAAAAATATAAAAATTAAATAACAAAGTTTCTCAAGGCATCATCTAATTCAGCTTGTTCAATGCCAATGTATCTCAGCGTAATCGCTGGAGATGAATGATTGAACATCTTCTGTAGTGTGCCTACATCCTTTGTTTTATTATAGTATTTATATCCAAATGTTTTGCGCATTGTATGTGTTCCCACATTATCAATGCCCAATTCTTCAGCGGCTTCATGGATGATCTGATAGGCTCGTTCACGAGTGATGGCCTTATTTCCTCCTTGCCTGCTCTTGAATAAGAAATGATGGAATGGTTTCCCTTCAACATACTTCCTCATTTCTCGTTTCAACTCTTTTGTCATTCTACGGGAAATCTGTTTGCCAGTCTTTCTTTCTCGTAGCTTGATGTGCCATCCTTGAACATCTTTGACTTTTAGTGTGAGAATGTCACCTACACGCAAGCCTGTATTTAGACCAGTGATGAATAGCATGTAATACATTTCATTCCATTCTCTCAGATAGTCTTTCATGGCTTGGATGTCATCTGTATCTTTAATGGGTGAGACCTCTTCCATACGCTTCCCCCTTTCTGTATTAAAATTGATTTCATAAGGAATTGGGAGTACAGGAATCGAACCTGCATCTGCTGTTTTCCGCCAGCATGCTCTAACCGTTTGAACTAACTCCCTAACCACTATTAGAAGACCCTCTCATCCATGATGTGATTATCATGAACAAGATTATAGTATTTTATTTTGTGTGAGAATACAATATCTTATATTCTCAATTTAGAGTACACCTTTCATTCTGGCATACGTTTCCAAGATGCCAGCACGTTTGCGGTAAATCGTGGCATTGCTGACAAATTGCTTTTCTGCAATTTCTTCCCAATCAAGATTGGCTTGTCCCCATCTTAGATAGAAGATGTCAAGTTGTTCGCCTGTCAATTGTTTCTTGAAGGATTCAACAGTCTCTTTGAACAGCTCAAGATTCTTCAGGGTCACATCAGTAGCAAATTTCATCACTGTGTTTTCTGTTGGTTTGCTGATGCCAGACTTACCACCCCCAACAAGGTCATCACCGTTCTTTGCCATCAATTCTGCTTTGCGTGTCCAAATTGCCCGGTCAATTCCACGAAAATTGAATAATTCTTGATCAAGGTTAAACAATTCTCTGTTGTTTAATTTTTTCATTCAGTAACCTCTTTTTGATAGATTTCTACTATCCCTTTTCCTTTTAGTCTTTCACAGTGAGCAAGTGCTTCATGTCTTGTTTCAAATTCAGCTTCAGTGTATTCAGCTAAATGCTTAGGATCAATCCAACTCGCATGACCGTGATACTTTCTCACAACATACATCTTCATTTCTTTCTCCTGATTTTAAAAACTATCACGCTAGACCAGATCAGGCCAGAGAGCCAGACTGCTGCAAATAATAAATAGATAAAGTTTTGTAGGTCCATCTTACTACCACAAGACACCTTTCAATCTGTTAAATTCTTCCTTTGTGGTATCTGATTTAAGAGTTATCTCAAAATTTCTAAAGCCAATTTCACCAGTTGACAACTTGCTTGCGTTAACATTCCCAGAGTTAATGTTTCTAGCATCTGGAATACATTCTTCAATAATGTTTCCTATTCCAATGAATGTCTTACCGCCATCTGTACTGAATTTCAGTCCTATCGGACGGCTGTTATACATTTTACGGTACTTTCTAATCAGTCGTTTTCTCGCTTTATTTAATGACATGTCTTGTCTCCTTTGTAATTCTATTTCTTTCTGCTCTCAATTTTAAACTAGTGTTAACGCCAAAATATACCAGTGTTATTTCTTTTTCCCATTGATTCTTTGTGTAAGGGTATCGGTTTGGTCTCACTCTATTACCTCCTAAACTTCTAAATATAGGATTTCCATGTTAAATCCACTATCAATAAACTTGTGTGTCAATTCTTTGTTAATCCCATTTCCTAGACAATGATAAACTACGTCTACATTGATGTCCGCACCTAAATATTTTTCCAAACGCATACGATTGTCTACATAAAATGCAATATTCCTTTTTTGTTGCTGATATGGTCTGGCTTTAGCTATATCCCTAGTACACCACATCAACACCTTTGAGATGATATCTTTCTTTGTAAAACAGTTTTTTAAAGAAAAGTAGGTGTTAGTTTTTGGGATAAGAATTAGTTCCAGTTGTCTATTTATAAACGAATCAGGAAATAATCTCATAAGTTTTTCCAGTTCTTCATATACCTCATTGTTCATTTTCCCACCTTCTCAACTTCCATACCTTTGCAATCGAACACCCAATCTAAATCTAATTTTTCAAGATCAGATTTTGTAAAATTAGATCTAAAACTTGGATCAAAATGAGGCCCTATTTCATCATTACTTAAATACTGTTTAGTAGCTTTGATCTTAACTGTATACTTTGGTTCTTCCTTGACTATGTAGCCATTGATCCAAGCAAGGGCGAATGTTTCCATATTATTGTCTTTATAAAACCAATCAGAAAGCTTCCTATCTTCTTCGCTTGCTATAAAATCTGAATCCATAGCATCTTGCAAATCCCAATCGTTTTCTTTGGCATATTCAATATAATCTGCTATGCCTTGTGTGATCGTGACTTTTTCACGTTCAATTAAACCTTCTAGCTTGCCTTGCTTATATCCTTCATAATATTTATGCAACCCAAAACCGCTTCCCAGCTCATTTAAAATTCCATTGACCCATACTGCTTGAGTGACAAGATCAAAGTATTTAATTCGTTTGATAACATCTTTCAGTTTTATTTCATCCTTCTTGACAATTTGACCTGCACTTATAGCACACTCACTCGGTATTTCTACCCTTTCGCCACCATCAAGCCTTACAGCGATTTGTAGCGATTCAACTGTTGAACGAACGAACCCGTCATATGTTCCGTACAATACAACTCTAGTCCTATCTTCCATGTTTTTTCTCCTTTTTTAAAAACCCTTAGAATGGTAATTTGTCATCTGTAATGTCCATTGGGCTTGCAAAGCTTGGTGGCATCTGGTCAGTCATGCTATTTTGATTTGCGGTATTATCACGCTTCTCCAAAACTTGGAAAGTTTCTGCGACAACTTCAGTCACATATACACGTTGTCCTTGCTGATTTTCATAATTTCTTGTTTGGATTCGTCCAGTGATTGCCACAAGCATTCCTTTTCTTGTCCAATTGCAGAAGCGTTCTGCTTGTTCTCTCCACATCACACAATTGATAAAATCTGCATCATATTCATCATTTGCGTTTTTGAAGTTGCGATTGCATGCAATATTGAATTGAGCAGTTGCAATGTTGCTAGGTGTATAGCGTAGTTCTGCATCTCTGGTCAATCGACCAATAAGAGTCACATTGTTAATCATTATTATCCTCCTACATTATTCATTTCAGCAGCTTCCTTGAGCGCTTCTGCTTTCTTGCGTTCCTGCATTTGATATTCTTGGTTCAATTTATTCAAGATGATATCTTGTGCAGTGTTGTGTTCTGCCATTCTTTGAATGCTCAATTCATGCTCCTGAATAGTCCATTCCATATCTTTGATCTTATTTTCTTGATCTACTAATCTAGAATTGAGATTGATAGCAATGACTAGTGAAATAACTGCCAATGAGATCAAATTGATGATCAGCCAATTGATTTTACTTTTCATCTTCAATTACCCTTTCTATTCTATACTGGCCAGCTTCTCTTCCTTGTTCGTTCAAGTGTATATAATACTTGAGAATTGACACATCTTTGCCAGTGATCTTGCTTAGTTCTTTGAGTGGAGCAGTACAGATGTATTTTCCTTGATCGAAAAATCTATAATCTGTCAATTCTTCTGGATCTCCCATCAGTGCCTTCTCGTCAATGTTGAAGAATTTGCATAATTCTTGAACTTGAGCTGGATTTATATTATCTTTAGTGATCCATTGCTGAATTGTGTTTTGATGTCTATTCAGTTTTCTTGACAGCTCTTTCCGTGTTAGTCCTTTTCCTAAAATCAATAATTGCAATTGTTGACGAAAGTGATCCATCTGATTTCTTGTGTAATCTCTCATGCTGTCACTCCTGTTCATGACTATTTTTCAAATCCTCAATGAGCCATTCAAGATATTTCTTAGCCTTATCCAAATCTTCAAGCCCGTTCTTCTTCTGGAATCTACATAGATACTTGATAGCATTCCCCCAATAGAATCCCTGAACCCCTTTCAGATTTCCTGCAAAGTTCCGGATGACATCAATGGATTCCAGACCATATTCACCGCAATAGTGATTTGGCTTATTCACTGAATCATTCATCTCTTCTAAAATTTGTTCAAATGACCGTTCTTTCATTTCAATCGTTCCTCCTTAATCCAGATGCCATCAACCAATTTTCCTTTGCGGTCCTTGATTTCTTCATAGGCTTTATTTAAGCACTCCACAAAATCATAGTTCAGCATTTGAGAAATTCGCATCAATTCATGTACTACGCTTTTGAGTTGGTAGCCTTGACGGTTGAAATAAGATGCCAGAGCCTGATCCATCATCAATACAAAATAATCTTCTGTTTTTGCAGCTTCTGAGAAAATGAATTTCTCTTGTTCTGGGAAGATTTCTTTTGTGTTGATTTCAAGTTGAAGAGTCAAGCCAATCAATACAACAGTGATGTCTCCAATACTGTCTTTGGTCACTTCTTCATCCTTTTCAGCAATTCCTCTCGATAGCTCCCCAATTTCTTCATAGAGCTTCAGAAATTGCTTATTGGGTTCTTGAGTTTGTAGGTTACGGTCATAAAACCATTTTTGAACTTTTGAAATTAAATCCTTCAGTTTATTGTTTTCCATTCGTTAATACCTCCGACTTTCCATAGTTTCAGGAAATTTAAAAATGTGCTTGCTTGCTCCCTTGAAGATTCGATCAGCAAGCGCTTGATTGTAAATTGTTTTAATGTCATTACTTGACAAGTTAGTGTTGAAGAATGTTGTTTGCCTACTATCCAATATTTTGAATAGAACCCTTTGTCTCCAATCATTCGCCTCTTTAAGATTGGCGCTCATGCTACTTTCTTTACCCAAATCATCCAAGAAAAGAAAGTCAACTTTGCTGAGTAGGTCCACAGCGTAGTTCTCTGTGAAGTCTCCTCGACCATTGAAGCTTTCTTCAATCTTATTGAAGAGAGCTGATGTTGAGATGAAGATCACACTTTTTGGATTCTCACATTCTTTTGATTGCTCATTCAATGCTTTTGCTAACCCAATAGAGAGATGGCTCTTTCCAATGCCAGGCGGTCCACTTAGGATTACATTCCCTGTTTCAAATTTCAGATAATCCCTCAGCATCCGTTTCATGAAGTTCAGAGCTTGTTCATTAGTTGAATTGTCTGCTGTATAATTCTCTAATGTTTTATCACTCAACTCTTGAGAATAGATGCTCTCTCTTTCAAAAACTTTGTAAGTGTGAGACAGAAGAGCTTTAATTTTCGCTTCCTGCCTCAAGAGAGATTCCATCTTCAGGATTTCTTCTTTTTCACATTCTGGACAAATCTCAAGGATCTGTTCTGATCCACTGATCTTCACTTTTGCATGTTGGATTTGACAGCCATGCTTTTCACAAGATGTAATTTCTTCATTCATTAGAATCCCAACCTTTCATCTTGTTTCTGAACATTTGGCTGTTTAGGCATTTGCTGATTGCGGTATTTTTCAAACTTACTAGCGTTGAAGAGTGTATCTGGTGTTAAGTATTTAGACATCTTTGTGTTGTCCTTCCATTCGTTTGTCTTAACATCAATCACATATTTGAAGTCTTCAATTGTGTAGTTCTCACTCAATCTTCCATTGATTAGTCTTTGAGTTGACTTGCTAGTTGGTTTGAAATGTGAACCAGTTTTCTCATTCAGATATTTGATAATTTCTTCATAGACATCTGATTGGGGCTTTTGCCCCTTATCTATATCTATATCTATATCTATATCTCCGTTGCCTTTTGTTGCAGTGGTGTTGCATTGCAACAGTTTTTGTGTCTCTCGATGCTTACGAGATCTACGGGTGCTTGCTGTTTCACTGCCTACCATCTCAGGAACTTGTTCAAGATTGAACTGGTAATTGTCTGATGTTGTCAACAATTTCTTCTTAGTTAAGAACATCAATGTCAATCTGATTGCTTCCGGATCTTCATCAATGATGAGTGATAATTCTTCAGCTAGATCTTCAGTTAATCCTTCAAAATACAATTTCCCTTGTTCAGCAAGACTTGCAAGCATCATCTTCAAATAGATGATTGTGATCTCTTCTCCACCGGGAAGCTTCCTCATCAACTTCATTTCCTTGGAATTGAAGAAGTCATCTTTTAGTTGTAACCAGTAATATCTACGGTTCTCAGTTACCATTCATCAGGCCTCCTTGTTTGCAAATTTTGCATATTCTTTGAGAAAGTATAGCTGGACAGTCCCAAGGCTTCCATGCCTGTTCTTCTCAAGGATGAGTTCTGTCACGTTGTCTGGTTCTTCTTGTTCATCACGCTTGTAGTAAGCTTCTCTGTAAAGAAAAGCAACTATATCAGCATCCTGCTCAATTGATCCAGATTCCCTCAAGTCTGACAGTATAGGTCTCTTATCGTTGCGCTGGTCTACTCCACGAGATAGCTGACTGAGTGCGATGACAGGGACTTTCAATTCTTTGGCGATGATCTTCAATTGTCTTGAGATTTCAGAGACTTCCTGCTGTCTGTTTTCTCTTCCTCTTCCTTCGATCAGTTGAAGATAGTCAATCACAATCAATCCTAAACCGCCATTTTCTTGAGCCAGTCTTTTGGCCTTTGATCTAATTTCTGAAATCCTGATTCCTGCTGTATCATCAATGAAGATCTTCCCTCTTGCCAGTCGTTCCTGTGCTGAAATCATTCTGCGCCATTCGCTCTTCTGCTGACAGCATACGCTCCACCAAGCTTTCTGCTCCCATCTCAAGTGAAAAGATAGCTACTGCTTTATCCGAATTCTTAGCTACGTTCTGAGCGATGTTCAGAGCAAATGCTGTTTTTCCCATTGCAGGTCTTGCAGCGATAATGATCAAGTTATCTTCATGAAGCCCTGTTGTGATTTGGTCAAAATCAGTGAAGCCTGTTGAAGTTCCTGTCACATCTCCAACTTTCTGAGAGCGTTCATCTAGAATTGACTGTGTTGAGTCAATCACATCAATGATGGTCCTGAATCCTTTTTTCTGCTCATTTGAGATTGTTGACAACTTCTGCTCAGTTTGAGAAAGGATCTCATTCAAGTCTTTCTGGCCATCATAAACGCTTGAAATGCTCTGGCTCAGATCTTCAATGACCTCTCTAGCCCTTGATTTTTCAGCAACTACTTTTGAATAGTGTTCGATGTGGGCGCTTGTGGGAACTGCATTGATAAGACTTGCCAGAAATGGCATCCCCCCAATTTGTTCAAATTGCCCAATAGAGTCTAGAGCAGATTTGACAGACACTGGATCAATTGGATCTCCTTTGTCTGACAGATCCTGCATAATGTTGAAGAGCATCCCATGAGATAGCTTGAAAAAACTATCTTTAGTCAGATATTCAGAAGCAATGTGAATCTTATCAGGATCAAGAAAGATGGAACCTAACACAGCTTGTTCAGCTAATAGATCATGAGGCAGTACATTCATATTTTCTGCCATTTAAGATCTCCTATCTGCGATAACCGAAGCGCATTGCTTCCCGTGCTTCTTGGATGCGTTGTTGTTCTTCAATCATTTTCTTGAGTTCACGCTTTGACTCTTTGCATCGTTCACTGATTGCGCTGATAATAATCATTTGAATCAAGATCACCATGATCAACAAAGCAATAATAATTTCTAGTAACATTTTTAATTCCTCCAGTATTCGTTCAAGTTGACAGCCATAATTGCTGCCAGGTTCTTTTGTTCTGTCAAGATTTGGCGCTTATATGGTGCCAATCCCTCATTCCGTTCTTCATCATTTTTAGGAAGGTAATATCCATTGGGTTTTCTCTTCTTTGCAACTATGGGATGCCCAAAATTTACACGCAAGCTTTCAATGATGTTTTCTATCGTTCTCTTGCCACAGTGAAATTTTTTTCTGAGCTGAAATGCTGTAACTGGCATTTCGTTTGTTGCGTATTTTTTGATGTAGTTAAGGATATTTGCTTCTGTGGCTGTCATATCTCTAGATATTGCCATGTGCGGCCTCCTTGTGTTATAATTGTTTTAGTGATTTTGTTAAGCGCCTGATTTTTCGGGTGCTTTTTATTTTTGCATTGATCGACAAAACCGCTGAACATCTTCCAGATTGTAAAGGTATTTCCCACCTTTTCCAGATTGCTGAAATTGGAATTTTCCTTGGTCTCTCCATTCTTCAAGTTTTGTTCTTCCCCATCCAGTGGATGCTTGAAGTTCTTTGATAGAGACCCATGTTGTCTGTTTTGATGTTCTTTTCTTAGCTTCATCTAATGCTTTGATATTTAATTGAACCAGCTCTTCAAATAGTTTATCTTTGAACTCTGGACCAAATAATTCCAATACCATTCAAACTTCCTCACAGTTCTTCTGAATCGACCCATGTTTCATCAATACCTAAAACATCACAAACACGGTTCTTCAGTTTGTTGCTGCCTTTACCATATTTGAGCAGTTCGGAAATCGTGGGTTTCTTCACACCACAAGCACGGGCTAAATGTGTTTGTGTCATTCCTTCTGAAATCAGTTTATCTTTGACTAACTGAATCCATTTTTGATGTTGTTGGCTCATTTCTGATCCTCCTTTTTAAAATTATTTAAAAAGTTAGCGAATTTCTTGACATTGATAAATAAATTTATTAAAATCAAAACATAGAGAAAAGACCTACTAAATAGCAAGTTATACCTATATCAAACGGACGGCAATCAGTTTTTTTAGGTTTATTATTTGGTTTGTCTTATTCGCTAACTCTTTAGCTTACAAATAGTATTGTAATAAATTTATTACTAATTGTCAACAGTTTTGTAGTAAATTTATTAAATATTTTTTGTCATGCCTCAGAAAGGTTGATAAATCAATGTTTTTTACATTTGAAAAAATAAAAGAATTGGCTGACAAACAAGGTATTTCATTAAATAAACTTGAAGAAAAATTGGGTTTTAGTAGAAATACCATTTATAACATGAAGAAATCTACTCCAAATGTTGAACGGGTTTCAAAAATCGCTGATTTTTTTAATGTGTCCACCGACTACCTACTGGGACGCACGGAAAATCCAAATATTGCAAGAGATGGTGATGCTTCTGCACCATTGGACCTCAGAGATATTGCTGCGCAATCTATGTTATTTGATGGGAAACCATTGACAGAAGATGACATAGATTTCATTACAGCAGTTCTGGAGGCGCATTTGAAAAATAAATAGAGGTATATTATATGACAGTACAAGAGCTTTGTGCCAAGGAAGGTGTGAATCTCTGCTACTTTGATGGAAGTAATTGGCACAGCCCCGGCTTCTTTAATCCTGCGCTGAATGTTCTAGCACTGGACTTTAATTTGTCAGTAGAAGATCAAAAACAAGTAGCTCTTCACGAGTTAGGACATAAAGAACACACTCCAGTTCAATATGAGCTGAACAGAGAGCTTTGCGAATTACAAGCTGACAGAAGCATGATCCATCACTTGCTTGAAGAAGAGTTGAAGTTGATGGATGATGTAAGAGAATTCAACTATCTGCATTTTATGGAGAAATACAGTCTGAAGACCATTGCAAGTGAAACGATGGTCAAAGACGAATATAATTCACTAATTAGTTAAAAAGGAGAAATACAATGGCTATTTTTGGAAAGAAACACGATGAATCAGAAGAGATTCAACTCTTTGAATCTACTGAGAATGAAAAGACATTTTTCTTTGCGAATCAAAAAACTCTAGTAAGAATTGATGATCATTTCATTCGGATCGCTCGACAAAATACAATCAGCAATGCTTTGTTGCAAGGTTTGGATGGGGAAAAATCTATACTACTATCAAAGATTACTGCTTATCAATTAAAAGAACCAGGTAAAACAGTAGGTTATCTTCAATTGATTTTTCCTGGCAGTATTGAGCCTAAAGGTGGAGTTTTTGATGCTGTGAAAGATGAGAATACAATCACTTTCAATAAAGAAGACAAGGTTAAAATATTAGAAATCAAGAATGCTATTGAGAAGGCATTGATAAATAATTAAGACAAACAAAAAAGCCCTGCACTCAACATTTGGGTCGTAGAGTACAGGGATACTGTTAAGGCGTAAAAATAGGCTTGAAAAAGCCCTTTTCACTATGCCTATTTTACCAATAAAAGAGGGAAAAGGCAATGGAAATTAAATCTTATAAAAAAAAGAATGGTGATACGGCCTACGGATTTAGGATCTATGTAGGCAAGGAGGACGGAAAAGATAAGTATGTGAAGCGTCAAGGCTTCCAGACCAAGGCAAAGGCACGGGCAGCGCTCTTACAACTTCAGGGCGATTTGGAAAACGGGGAGCAAGCAAAGAAAGAAATCACAGTTGAAGAGGTTGCAAAAAAATGGCTCAAGGAGTACGCTGATACAGTACAGGATAGCACCTATATCAAGACTGAGAGAAATATAGAAAATCACATCTATCCTGTCTTTGGCAGTAAAAAAATAGCTTCTATCACTCCCCTTCAACTACAGGAACAGGTCAATGAATGGTCCAAAAAATTAGTGTATGGGCGCAAGCTGAAAGGGTTAATGAATAATATTTTCAAATATGCCATCCGTTATGGTTATATTTCAACCAATCCTGTTGATAGCGTCACTACTCTTGTAAAAAAAGAGAGTGGTTCTTCTAGCGATTTTTATGATAAAGATGAGCTAAAATCATTCATGAAATTAGTGGATGACACGAATGATCTGAGAAAGAAAGTCATGTTCCGCCTTTTTGCGTTCACAGGGGCCAGAAAAGGGGAGATTTTGGCCCTCAAATGGACTGACTGGATAGATAATACCTTGAGCATAAACAAGGCTATTACAAGAGGATTTGAGGGGGAATCTGTGGGGGCTACTAAAAACAAGAGTAGTGTCCGACTGATTAGCCTTGATCAAAAAACAATTGATCTGCTATCAGAGTACAAGGAAATGAATCCTACTACCACTTTCATCTTTGAAAGCCCTGAAGGAAAACCAATTCCAAGTTCACTACCAAGGAAATGGCTCTTGCAGATTATCAAAGGCACAGATATCAAGCCCATCAAGATTCACGGTTTTAGACATACACATGCCAGCTTGTGCTTTGAGGCAGGAATGACACTGAAGCAGGTCCAGCATCGTCTTGGCCACTCTGACTTGAAGACAACTATGAATGTATACACACATATCACCAAGCAAGCAAAGGATGACATTGGTGAGAAATTTGCTAATTATATAGATTTTTAAACCCATCAGATATCAGGACAGACTCTTTTCAAAAAAGGGTCTGTTTTTGGGTCTGTTAGTTTCAAAAAGGTCTGGGAAAGAATAGAAAGTATAAAAATAAAAAACATTGAATTATCAATGTTTTGGGAAGTTTTAAGAAACTTTAGTAAGTTTTAAGAACTATAGATGGAGCCGGTGGGAGTCGAACCCACGTCCAAACACCTGCCAGCATATTTGTCTACAACCATAGGTTATGTCTTAGTTT